GTGCAGTGGTGTATTTAATTAATCGCTCAGGTTGGTTAAGTATCTCAATTTGAGCCTTGGTGGCTCTCTCTGTGATCGCGAGGCGCTCAGCCTCATGTCTCCTCTGGAGCTCTGTGAGCTCTTCTTGGGTATGCTCTGCAAGCTCCACCTCGCGACGATATTTAAGGTCAAGTAGTTGGAGCTCTTTATCAAGTCCATCCTCCATCATTCGAGCGTCAAACTCTAGGTTGCTGAGAATAAACGTTTGGTGCTGTTGTGCTAGCTCACGCTCTTTTTCAGCTGCTAGCCTCATCGCCTCCTGTCTCTTATGCTCTTCCTCTTGAGCAATAACGGTTCGCTTGTTCTCGAACTCTAACTGAAGAGCGGTGAGCTTGCGTTGATTGTCGCCAGCAAGGTCAACCTCAAGATCATACTGAAGCTGTAGAACTTCAAGTGCTCCAGTGCCGTTGATCTTAAGCTGTTCAATCTCTGCTCTTCTGATCCTTGCTAGCTCAGCCTGTTTAATCCGTTCTAGCGCCAGCTCTTTGGCCGCTCTGGCCTTTTGGTCTGCTAGCCTCTTTGCTCGCTCAGCTCTCCTCTTATCAGCAGCCTTCTTGTTGATGTCATCAATCTGAGCTTGGAGGCGCTCACGTTCAGCCGCTATAGCTTCACTTTTTGCTCGCTCTGCCACATCCTCAATCTTATTGATCTCTCTGACTTTGCGCTCTGAGGCTGTCACCGCTGTGACGATCTGAGCTTCAGCGCTGTCTTTAACTCTGGCGAGCCGGTCCACCTGAGCTTGTTCTAAGAGCTGTCGCTCTTTCTCTTCAACCTGCTCTCTGAACTCAGGAGCTTGCTTAAGGAGTTCCTCTTTCCTAGCCTCAGCTTTCGCGAATTCTGAAGCACCCTCTTGAGCTAAGCCAATCGCAAGCTCTGAGGTCTTATTAACTTTAGCCTGAAGCTTCTCTTGGGTCTTGAGCTTAGCCTCAATCATTTGAGACATTCCAAGAGTAGCCAAGTCTCCAAAGGTAGCGCGAGCGCTTTCACTCATCGCTTTTAATACGTGAATCTCTTGGCTCAAGAGATCAATCTGAGATCTTCGCTCTGCGTTTTCTTCTCTGATGAGCTGAGCGCGCTCAATCCTAAACTTGGCCTCTCTGGTGAGCTCATCAAGCTCTCTAATCTGCTCAGCGTTTAATTTAACCTGAGCAACTGCCAACTCTTCAATGAAAGCGGTGAGCTCAGCAGCCGAAGCTTTATAAGCCTCAGTTCTAATCTCAGCCTCTCGGGATGCCCCAATGTAATCTTGGAGAGCATGATAAGCGCTAGCGATAGCCACAGCCACCGAGCCAACTGGCCCAATCATAGCAGCGAATGAACCACCAGCGCCTTTTGCCGCTTGAGTCAATCCCGTCATTGATGAGGCTACACCACCAACGCTCTCACCTAGTGAACCTAGAGTCTCATTGAGCTCTCCACCCATAGCGCTGACCGAAGAGCCCAAAGCGTTAAAGCCCTCACCAACACTCTCACCAGCTTTCTCTAGTTTATCGAGCCCTTTGAGCGCCTTCTTGTCGTCAAGGGTGACTTCAATTTCAATTTCATTGGTTGCCATAACTCTCCCTCATCGCTCTCTCATGAGCCCTGATCTGAGCTGACTCTGAGTTTATGTGTAGGGTCTCGAACGCCTCAATGATAGCACAAGTCGGTTTAGGATATGCTCGCTCAATAGAAAGAAGGCCAGACTGGTGGCGACGATATGAGACGATGATGCTGGCCATCCTGTTGGCTCCAGCCACCGGGCAAGACCTAATCTTTAAATCGCTGAAGTCCTCGCCGCTGTCAGGGCAGACCCTGAAGCCCTCAACAAAGCGGCCCTCTTCATCCTCTTGAACAAGCGGCAGTCCCTGTTTGAAAGGTCCACCACATGAGCCGCGCTGAGCTCTCAGCTGTGGGTTTGCTCTGCATTGGTCACAGCTCCAAGCGCGGCCTCTAGAGTGACCAAGCCACACTGAAGCCGCCAGGGCTATTTTCCCTCGATGCCTAACAGGCTGATTCTCTGAATGTGAAGAACCAGCTCTGAGATCACTTGGACTCTATGACTGTCGGGTCTGATCATGTTGAGCTGCTCAACGCTCGCCTCTTCGCCATCAATATGAACAAGGGATCCTCTAATCATTTCAAGGTAGACCCTTGATAAGTAGGCTTGATATTCAGCCATAGCCTCACGCTCATCATCAGAGAGTTCATGATGCCATCGCGCTCGCTCAGCTGAATCACTTGGGGCTTCAGACCAGAGGAGCCGGCCAAGCTCTGACCTCTGAAGAGCTCCAGCCCTGACTTCAGCCTGCTCCCTCTCACTCGGTGAGAGCGCCTTGAGCGTGAAGCATGTAGCACCCTCACCGACTGACTCAAGCGCCTCGATGTCACCCGATTCAAGATAGAGTTGTCTCTGGGTGTCATCACATAACACCTCTGGGTCACAGGTCGTCACTACTTCAACAGTCTGTGAGGAGTCGGTGAGGAAGCGCAACATCAGACACCGAGCCCTAATCTAAACGGCGAGTTTCCAGCGTTGGCTTCATATGATGCTGTCGTGAAGTCGCCAGCATAACGGCTCTGTTGATAGGTGAGCTGTTGTCTGACGATATCATTACCACTCACATCATAAGCGCTTGGATCATTAGTAAGCTGAGCCGCTGGAATCATGATGGCGCAACCCTTACCGTCTGCAATTGGGCCAGTACCAACGATGACTTGACGAACAGTACGATTGAAATAATCGTTCGCGATTGTCGTATTAACCGTTGAGAGAGTGAGGCTCAACTCAACTGATACGTCACTAATATCCATGCCGCTCATTGCTAGGATGCTGTTTGAGTGTCCCAGTGGTGTGAGAGTGTTGGTGAGCGTCATTGTGAAATCTTCACAGTCAAGCGCGATACGTCCCTGAGTCTCTCCTACTGTGCCATTTGAAAGGCTTGCTGGTGAGCCATCAGAGATCACCACATAAGAACCTCTGAAGAATGGAGGAGACCCCGCGTTATAGGCTGGCTCAATTGGGCCAACTGCGCTGGCGTGGTCGTCTTGGATGAGCGCCGCCTGATAAGTGAACTCTCCCATAAGCCGGCCATTGTCGAGCGAGATTGAAAGACTCTCGAGTACACAGCCATAAGCGTAAGAGCGATAATTGACGCCATCAACCCTGAAGCTCAATGAGTGGTCTTTGGTCCCTGTGTCGTTTCTAGATGGAACGTACCAAGTCGCTAATGAGTAGAGTGTAGGTGTTCCAGTGAAGCCCGCACTGAAGGCAGGAGAAACCGTAACATCACCGCCAACATCATTATCAGTGATCGCTGAATATTCAGCGCGCCCATTGAGCTCAGCGCCAATTAAGCAGCCAGTGTCAGCGACTGCATAAGGTGTGGTTGGGGTGAACTGGTTAACGCTAGTGATCGCGCTCGCCGCGTCACCGTCAACAATGGAAGGCAGCTGATTCTTAAGCCCAGCGCCTAAGAGGTGTCCCAGATAGTTAGAGGCGTAGGTGTCAGCGCCTGTGCCTATTGTGGTGAGGTCAACCCGAACCACTACTTGACCAGTGCGCCGCCTCACTCGACCGCCGCCGCTCCACACTGTGTCAGGCTCAGGAGGCACAAAGTAAGAACCATCTCTAGCGTCGTTGCGCTCTGAGGCCACCACCTCGCCGGGTATGATAATGGGGTCACGCTCACACGGGATTGAGATATAGGTGAGCCCTGAATTATCAGGGAGACCCGTGGAGCTGCTGAGTGATCCAAAGCTGCTCTCTTTGGCCACGCTTATTGATCGATGAGTTACTGTCATTATTAGGCCTCCAAATATAACAGGACAAAAGGAAGAGTTAGGATAAATGCACCGGTGTCATTGACCGCGTCAACTGGCGTTAAGATTGGCGCTTCAGGGATCACTGAGACAATCCCAGTGTTAACCAAGTCATACTCTGGCCCCTTAAGCTTCACGAGTAAACTCTCAGCATCCTCTGAGATCATACGCTGAAGATATAGCGCGTCTCTTGGGATGTCATAGCGCACATTGAGATTTATGGTTGAGCGTCTGCGACCTGAGAGGCCGGCCGCGCCATCGTCTTCAGTAAAGCCAGAGATGTCCAGAGTGAAGAAGCGCGTTGAGTTCGACCGCTGAGTAAGTGGTGGCGTGCTGCCATCTCCTCGAGCCAGAGCAACAAACCCATGATGAACGTCTCTCTTTGGGGTCACGTCCATAATCATGCCCTCTAGATGTGTGAGAGCTGCCGCGATTCCTTGGCTCATAGCTTGCGCCTTAATTCAGCTTCTGCTGAGTCCATCAACACTTCAACATCATCAGGGCTTAGCCCAATAAACTCACGAGTCTCATTGACCGCGAATCCATATTGAGCATGTTTGGTGAGGCCAATGGTAAAGCCTGAAGCTGTGGCTTCTTTGACCACCAAGTTGTTCATCATGTTGCCGCTCAGAACCAAGTCAACTTCAGCGCTGTCAGTGCTCTGGCCTCGCCTCCTGCTCTGGTTCTTGTATTGCTGATAGCCGCCCTCATAGTAAATGCTCTTGCCTGTCCTACTTGGTCGACCGCCTTTAGGCTTTAGCCGCGCTCCTCGCTTCGCCACATAAATGGGTGTAGTGCTGTAAGGCTTAAAAGGTTTGCCATCAGCGTCCAATCCTTTACCCGTCCTGAGCTTGATTGATGCCAGAGTGTTAGAGGCCAATCTCAAAGAGTCCTGAGCGGTCCACAGTGAGCGAGGTAAGTTAAGATTTACTCTGGCCGCCATCAGTGCCTCATCCCTCGCGTGGGAGTGAACCGCGAATCATTGGCGCTCTTGACGTAGCCGCGCCAGCTCGCTCGAAAGTCTGTTGCACTTCCACCGCTTCTTCTGAGGTCAATCTCTCCTTCATCAATAACGCCATCACCATCGAGGTCAAGAGTCACTGACCTGAGAGCGACCTCGAGCAGCTCCTGGCACCTCGCTCTCATCTGCTCAGCGACATCAAGCTGAAGAGCTGACTCGTACACGAGCGCCGCTGTACAGTAGGCGTGAGCGCTCATGAAGGAGCCTTGGTTGAAGACCTCATCTTCAGTCACGCCATCAGAAACGACGTGGTCACGAATTGCTAAGATCATCTCATCAAGCGCCGCGTTGATCTGTGGTAAGAGATCGCTTTGCCGCCTTGGGACCATGTCAGCTAGTTGAGGGAATCGGTCAACCAATTGGTCATGATTCAACCCAGTGTCAAAGGGTCGAGGTGTTACCTTTAGGACTCCACACTCAACAACATTAGAGCCTGACTCTGACTCATAGGCTATCTTGTAGGGATATAACCCGGTGACCGCGTTAACCGCTGGGATGTCAACGGCCGCTGAGGCAAAGTTGAGCGTAGCGGCTGAGGTGAGATCGAGCTCTCTTGGTAGCGGCTCAGCGAGAACAGCGGTAGAGCCTCCAAGCCTGCTGACCTTGACTGAGTACCAAGTGTCTCTAGTGGTAGTCAGGAACGCTCTGACCTCATCACGCTCGAGCGCAACAGCGACAGGAGCAGAGAGCGTTAGCGTTCTGCGATCTGAAGCAATTGAGTTTACGCTCACATCTGATCTCTGTTGAGTCAACACGCTAGAGAAAGGCATGCTGAAGTCAACGGTGAGTGTGGCGTTGCCTGTGTAGGGTGACCGTGGATTCCAAATGAAGTGTATCACTTGCCCTGTTGGTGTCTTCCTCATCGCTTACCTCCCCTATTAGCTTTGCGGATATCAGCAGCTTTAGCGACATCGAGCCCCGCTGAGTCAATGAATGACCTAGTCACAGGGCTCCAACTGTGGCGACAGTTATAGCCGCCTCCACTGGTGACCACTGGGAGGCCTTGACCATTGTTAAGCGTGCTCATCTGAGCACTGCTCACCACCTTGTTAACCAGAGGTTTACAGAAGGCTCTAGTGATTCCGTCCTGTGGTCCAGTGTATAAATAATGATCGAGCTCAGCAGCCACAGCAGCAGCCGCTGAGATTGAACGCCCATATTGAGAGATGGCTGTCTTAACCTCTGTCAATTGTCGTCCAGTGCTTCGAGTGAGAACTAGGTTTAGATCACTCATGATAATCTCAGCAGGAACGCCCACTGATATTGAGGTGAGAGCGCTCCTCACCGCCTTCTTGGTGTCTGGGAGAATAACATCCTCGAAGACCTGAGAAGTGATTTGAGCTTGAATGGTGTCAAGCTCTGGAATTGAGTTGAGGTCAAGATTGGGTTCAATCGTTTGAAGCCCTCTCAACGCCGCCTCTCTGATCCTCTCCTGACTCTCAATAAACTCGTCAACAGCTAACCCCATGCCGCCTCTCATGATAAAATCCATGAGCTGCTGATCATCGAGTTGAAGCAAGAGTTGAGGGTCTTGAGAGGATATCGCGAGCTCCATTAAATCAAGGAGATCGCGCCGCGCTGAGCTCATCGCTTTTTCAAACGAACGCTCAGCCGATACTTCAGCAATGAGCTGATCTCGTTTAGCTCGAGTGAGTTGAGCCAGAGGACCGCGCCGCCCTTTAACCTGTCGTGACAGATCATCTATAGCTTTGCGGTCAGCATCCTCTGATAACAGTGTGGGCTGAGCAGCTCCACACGTACACTCACTGAGCATCAACATAGATCAGGTCAAGCAGTCAGTAACAACGTGACCAAGCGTTGAATCAATCGCTTGAACCGCGTGGACTTCTTCGGCGTAGACATAACGGCGCGTTTTATCGAGGCTGTCATATTGGCCGGCCACCATGTTTCCAAACTGGAAGTTGAGCGCCGCCACTGGCATTCCTTTAACGTTGCCGCTCTTCTGGACGATTGCGTCAGAGCCCTTAAGGATCCCCATGAAGATACTCTCACCGTTCCAGATGTAAGCTTCTGAGCTAGTCGCGCCGGGGACTGCGTTATCTTGGCGAGCTTGGCCAACGTAAACATTAGGGATACCAAGCACATCACGAAGCACAGAGAGAACCGCCTCATCATTGAGGATACGGTTGCCGCTTGCTAGGCCGTTGGAGGTTGACCCCACATAACCTCTAATCTCTGGGTTACGCGCTAACTGTCGGAAGACATCGCGCCCAAAGATGAGCGAGTCTGGGTTGATGCCATGAGCAGAAGCAAAGACAGTGTCCTTAAGCTCATGGAGGAAGGTGAGC